GATCGCGTCCTTCTTCCTCAATGTTCTGGGCGTTGATTCCATATTTGGGACATCGCTCAGCCTGGACAAGGCGGAAGAAGTCTGGGAGGCGGTCATCGCCGATCAAGAGGGCATCCCGGAGCTGTCGTCTGAAATTGACAGGGTGTCCCGCACGAATGGAAACAAGCGCCTGATCCTGACCGGCTTGCGGCAGTACAAGGTCGGTGCTCCCACCCGCCGCGCCGGCCGCGGTGACAGCAATGATCTTGTTATGCTCGACGAGATTCGCGAGCATCGGGATTGGGAGACCTGGGCCGCGGCAGCAGCGTCCACAAACGCAAAGCCGAACGGCCTGATTGTCTGTTTCAGTAATGCAGGCGATCCTGATTCCATCGTCCTGCGGCAGCTCCGGTCACAGGCCATTGCGAAGATCAACGGAACATCCGCCCAGGACTTCGGCGGGGATGTCGATGATTCCGGCCTCGGCCTGTTTGAGTGGTCCGCCCCGGATGGCGCGGCGACAGATGACATTGAAGCACTTGCTCAGGCAAACCCGGCGCTGGGCTATGGGCTTTTGACGGAGCGGGCGCTGCTGTCCAACCGGCAGACATTCCCGGAAAACAAATTTCGATCGGAGTGTATGTGCCAGCAGGTCGAGACGATCTTGCCGAATCCGTTTCCTGACGGAGCATGGGCCAGTTGCTACGATTCCGCGTCAAGTATTGCGCCGGAATCTGAGTTGTTTTATGGCATCGACCTATCACAGGATCGCCGATGGTGTTCCATCGGTGTATGCGGGCTGCGTGAAGACGGCAACTATCATATTGAGGTTGTGGCGCGGCGCATCGGCACGGAATGGGCGCTTGACTGGTTCAGAGAGCGGGCAATGCGTGGAAAGATGCGGCTTGCGTTTCAGAGCAGGGGCGCTCCAGTCTCTGGTCTTGCGGAGCAGATATGCACGTTGCAGGGTGTGGAGCGGTGCGCGGTGGAGGGAACAGACCTGACAAACGGCTGGACACGCTTCTGGGACGCAGTAGCGGCCTCCGCCCCCGGGGACACGGAGCGCGGCGGCGTGAAAGTGTACCACCTGGAGCAGCCCATTATGGATCTCCCGGCGAAAACGATGCAGCTGCGGAATATCGGCGGGGGCATTGAGCTGCCGGATCGCGTGAAAAGCCCTGATGATATAGCGCCGCTTTATGCTTGTGTCATGGCATTCGCAGCAGCTACAAAGGTCCAGACGGAGAAAACTAAAACATATCAATCGGCATACGTTACGGCGATGCCGGTTTTTATTTAATCAAGATGGAGGTGGGGTAAATTGCCCAGCATTGCGGAACGCTGGCGGGCTTTGTTCCGACCCAGAATGATCGTGATGAGCATGGGCGGAGACGCGCCCACTCAGGTAATCAACTATGATGCACGGCGGCTGTACCAGACGCAAGACAACCTAAAGGCTGTCGTTGATTTCATGTCGAATAGCATCGCACAGCTTCCTTTGAAAATCTATCAGCGAGACGGAGAAACGGACCGAAAACGGGACCGGGATAGCGCGGCGGCAAAGCTCCTATGGCGACCAAACTGCGATCAGACGTGGTTTGAGTTTATCCGCGGTCTGTCCACGGAGTATTACATTTTCGGCTCCGTTTATGCGTGGCTTCTCCCGGATGCAGACGCGCCGAGCGGGTATCAACTCCGCATTATCCCTTCCGAGTGGGTAAGGGATATGGACGGCGATACGGTTTATGCGCCGTCAATGATTCATGTCCAGACGAGCGCGGATGCAAAACGCATTGACATTCCGCGTGATGAGTTTGTGCTGTTCAGGACGTACAGTCCCGGCAATCCTGGCGGGTTTATTTCTCCTGTTTCCGCCCTGCGGCAGACGTTGCAGGAGCAGATCGAGGCGGCGAACTTCCGTAAAGAGCTGTGGCACAGCTCCGGCCGGCTGAATGCGCAGATCATCAGACCGAAGGACGTGCAGCCCTGGGACGATGAACAGCGGCGCAGATGGACAACCGCCTTCCGTGAGGCGTGGGGCGCTGGTGGTTCAAAGGCCGGGTCTATTCCCGTGATGGAAGACGGCATGGAAATCAAGCCGTTCCAGACCTCTTTCAAGGAACAGCAGTGGGCAGAATCCATCAAACTGAGCCGGGAATCTGTGGCAGCGGCTTACGGGATCAACCCGTCCCTGATTTGGCACAGCGACACGCAGACCTATGCGTCCAGTAAGGATAACGCCCGTGCGCTTTATGCGGAGTGCTTGGGGCCGGTGCTACAAATGTTCCAACAGCGGATCAATTCTTTTCTGCTCCCCATGGTGGGAGCGGACGAATCGCTGTATGTGGAGTTTGACCTGACCGAAAAGCTCAAGGGCAGCTTTGAGGAGCGGGCGTCCATTCTCCAGTCCTCTGTGGGGGGTCCGTGGATGACGCGGAACGAGGCACGCGCCGACAACAACCTGCCTCCCATCGAGGGCGGCGATGAGCTGATTGTCCCGCTGAATGTCGTGGAGGGTGGACAAGCCTCACCGACCGACACCCACATGGACGAACAGACGCCCATGACCACGGTTGATACGGAGCCGAAATCCATCACCCCGCTTGAGAAGATGGCGAAGGCCGTGCAGGAGATCCGCATCAAAGGCGCGGCGACCGATGAGGAGAACGAGAGCTTGCAGAAGGCTCTGGAGAAGTTCTTCAAGAGACAGGCCGCTTCCGTTCTTCCGAAAATCGGCGCGGGGCGTGAATGGTGGGACGAGGACAGGTGGAACGCCGAACTTGCGGACGATCTGGAGCCTCACATGAACGCCATTGCGGACGCGCACGGCGAGGCGACATCCGCGGAACTGGGAACGGAATACGATCCCGAAATCACCCGCGCATATCTCCGAGCGATGGCGGAGGGCCGGGCCAGGGCAACGAACGACAAGACCCGTGACAAGCTGGAGGATTCTATTGACGATGAGGACGTCACCCCCGCGGACGTGATGAAAAAGCGCGAGGAAACGGAATCCCCGATGCTTGCGCGGTCTCTTGCGACTGCGGTTGCCGGTTGGGCGTTGCTTGAATCCGTGCAACAGGCCGAACGGCAGGGCTATTCAAAGACCGTTCAAAAGGAATGGGTAACCGGTGCGAATCCTCGCGAGTCCCATGCGGCGATGAACGGCCAGCGAGTGCCTTATGATGAGCCGTTCTCCAATGGTGCAAAATGGCCGGGGGACGATGTTCTCGGCCCGGATGAGACGTGCAACTGCAACTGCCGCACAGATGTGATTATAGGAGGTTAATCATGGATCTGAAATACAAATCCTTTGAGTCGGCGCTGGAGGAGTCCGGGACGATCTCCGGCTATTTCTCCACCTACGACAAGACCCCGGACAGCTACGGGGACATCATCGAGCCGGGAGCGTTCACGGAGACGCTGGCGAAGCGCAAAGAGACGGGACATCCCTTCCCGCTGTGCTGGAATCACGATCTTGACCAGATCATCGGCACCGTGGACACAATCGAAGACACTGAAAAAGGCCCGCTGATGACAGCGAGCTTTTTTGATACCCCTCTGGCGCAGGAAAAGCGCGAGATCGTGAAATCCGGCTGTGTGTATCAGTTCAGTTTTGCGTATGCCGTCACTGCTTGGCGCGAGCCGACCGCGGATGAAAAGGCCGCTGGCATTATGAACGTCCTGACCGGCATTGACCTGTTCGAGGTCAGCATTGTGCCGATCCCGGCGAACCAAAACGCGATCATGACGGAAGTTAAAGCAGGGCGCAGGAACAGCCAGAAGGACGCGGATGCGCTGAAAGAAATCATCCGGCTTGCCAAGAGTGTTCTCGGCGAGCTTGACGATGCAGACAAACCCAACGAAGGGGAGGACGAAGCGAAGGCCAACGCGGCAGCGGAGGAGCCGGAGCAGAGCAACCCGGAGAAGGACAATCTGCTTGCTTATATCAAAACCATGAAGGAGGTCAAGTGCGATGAGCATGAAGACTGAACTGGCCGAAATGAAGGAGCGCCTGATCGGGATGGAGAAATCCATCGAGGACGGCGATTCTGCGGTCATCGAAGAGGCGATGCAGCTGAAGGCTGACATCGAAGCGAAGGAGGCCGAGGTCGAGGAGGCGGAGAAGAAGGCCGCCATCCTGAACGACATTGGCGACTTGAAATCCATCAAGGAGGAAAACAAAGAAATGGAAGAGAAGACCGGCATCCAGGCTCTGGATCTGATGAGCCTCAAGAACAACCGCGGCAGCGTTGCCACTTTCATCAAGGCGGCTGGCACTGTCACCGGCACCACCATCCCCGAGTATGACCGCAATGTGGTCGGCCCCGTTCCCGCCCTGAACGTTCGCGGCCTGTTTGGCTCCGAGAGCATCAGCGGCAACGCCCTGACCTACTTTGTCATGGGCGCCACTGAGGGTGCCCCCGCCGCCACCAACGAAGGCGCGGCCAAGCCCCAGATTCAGCCCACCTACTCTCCTGTGACGAAGGCTCTGGCCAAAATCGCCAGCTATATCAAGGAGACCGATGAGATCCTGTCTGACGCTCCCTTCCTGGAGAGCGCCATCCGCAACCGCGGTGTATATGAGCATAACCTGGCCGTCGAGGGCTACCTGCTGACCCAGCTCCAGGCCGTCTCCGGCATCGGTGCTGTCACCGGCGGCATCAGCTTCGACAACATCCTGAAGGCGAAAATGAACATCATGACCGCCACCGGCTTTGAGGCTGACGCTGTGATCCTGAACCCCGCCGACATGCTGGCCCTGCTCCAGACCAAGGTTGAGAGCGGCTCCGCTCAGTACGTCCTGGGTGGCCCGATGTATGGCCCCTATGGCAATGGCGCTTACAACAGCAACCCCACCGTCTGGGGTATGCCCATCATCCTCTCCAGCAAGGCCACCTCTGGCACCGCCATCGTGGGTGCGTTCCGTCAGGGCGCTTCCGTTGTCGGCAAGGCCAATGAGGGCCTGCGCGTGGAGGTCTCCAACTCCGATCAGGACGACTTCATCAAGAACCTGGTGACCGTCCGCATCGAGGAGCGCCTGCTGCTCGCCACTCGCGTTCCCGCGGCGTTCTCCACGATCTCCACCTGATTTTTGAGGAGGCGGTGAGTAACCATGATGAAGATCTACGAATGCGCCGACGGTCTTTTGCGCTGGTACGAAGAGGGCGAACAGCCTGCGGGCGCTAAAGAGCATCAGGCGAAACCCGCAGAGAAACCCGCAGAGAAGGCCATGAAGCCGTCCAACAAAGCGAGGGCGGTGAAGACGAAGTGAGCCTGATAACCAACTGGGGTTACACGCTGACGGAGCTGTCCGAGCTTCCCGCCATGCTCGATGAAGAAACTTTCAACGAGATGACGGCGGGGAAGTACGCCGGGGATCAGCGAATCGCCTCAAACATCCAGGCGGCTGAATCTGCCATCCGCAACTATTGCGGGTGGCACCTTTATCCGGCCACTGAGTGCCAACTGGCAACCACGCTGTTTGACAGACGCATCACTGCGGTGGGGGGCGGATATCTCATCCAGCTCCCCGCCCGGTTTGTATCGGCGGTGTCCTCTGTCTCTATAGCGGGGGTGGATTATACCACATTCTCGCTGGAGACAAACGGGATCTTGCGGCTGTATGACGTGGCGAGGTGGCTACCGCCTCAATCGGCTGTGCTTATAAATTACACAGCCGGGCTCCCGGATGAGTTTATGGACTCAATCAAGGACATTATCGCGCATCGCGTCACTCACGCCCTGGCGAACAGCTACGGCGTTATGAGCGAGGCCGCGGGTGGCGTCAGTGTGACCTACAACGCAAACTGGATCAATTCCAGCCGGGCGACGGCCCTCCCGAGCGACAACAAGGAAGTCCTCGGCCCGTTCAAGGTGACGGGGGTGTTCTGATGGTTGCGAGCTTTGCGACACAGACGATAACGAGAGTAAGGCCCGGAAAGAAAACATTAAGAGGCTCGGAGATGCCGGATTGGTCGAACACCACATCCATCAGCATCTCCGGGTGCTCTGTCCAACCCGCATCGACCAGCCTGTCACAGGATGGTCGTGTGCTAGGTATATCGGATGGATGGACGGCCTATCTCCCGACCGGCGCAGACGTGCAGGCGGGCGACAAGATCGTTTTTGACGGCAATGAGTACGCCATCAACGGCGAGCCGCGCACATGGATCTCCCCGACCGGCAGCCGTTCCAACATACAGTTAAACCTTGTGAGGTGGAGCGGATGAGTACACGGCTTGTATTTGTCTCGGATGGATTCAAGGAGCTTCTGTGTAGCTCCGGCGTTCAGAGCGCCGTGGAAAGCGCCGCGCAGGGCATCCAGGCGAGGGCAAACGCCAATGCGAACCTGTCGGAAAAGTCCACTGGCTACTACATGCGGACAGTGCAAGGCTCTACTGCAGGGCGCTGGCTTGGCTTTGTCGGCGCGACCGACCACGAGACGCTTGTTGCCGAATCAGAATACCAGGCACTTACAAAGGCGGTGAGCGGATGAGCATCACAATCAAACGGTCTGTTGACATTGAGGATGTGGTGAGGGCCGCGCTGGCGGAATACATGACGGCTTATTGCAATCCGCTCCCCGCTCAATACTCCCTGCCGCTTGTGCGGGTTTCCGGCGCGGGTGGCTCCACGAAGGACACCATTGACAGTTTTGTTGTGGCTCTGGATGGATACGCGGACAACGAGGCGGAGGCGTGCGAGATCACGCGAAATGCCGTTGGTGTGCTGAAATATGCCGCCGCAACA